CCGTCAGCGTGCCCGTGGGCGACTCAATTTGGTTGATTGTGACGGTCGGGAAGTCGGGGCTGGGGGTGCCGCTCCGAGTATTGGACCAGCCCGCTCCGGTGAGTTGTTCGCTGTACGGTAGCCAGTTCGGGTTGGGGCACGCCTCGCCCATGCCTGCGCCGGAGGCTGGAGCGAATTCGAAGAAGGCGAGCTGCTGTCCTACCATCGCCCTCTCCCCCAGGCGACGGTTCTCGCGCGTATGACTGTTGTGCGGTCCCGCCTGTGAGAGCAGGACCAGGAGCGCGACTCGAATCACGGCGCATGCCTCTGGATGATGCCGACGCGGCACACGTTCGCGCTCACCGACACCGAACGAATGCTGATGTTCTGGTTACCCGTGCCTCGAAAGTCGATGCGGTACGGGTCGGGGTTGATGTCGAAGTCGATAAGCATGTCCGAAGTCGTAGCAGGAGTCACCCCCTTCTCGCCCCAGGCGTTCGCTCCACCGTCCCAGCGCTCCGAGTAGTTGACGGGGTTATCGCACTGCAGGGCGATGCTTCGAGCACCCTTGAGCGCGCAGGCGTTGCATCCCGAGAGCCCGCCGTCTGGGAGAACGTACCCGCCGTCCGTACCCAGTACGCCGCCATCGGACTGCAGCACGGAACTCGAGCAGCCCGTGGAGCCAATCTGGTCCGCAGTGCTGGCAACGCCGCCGTCAGTCGGCAGGGTGATTGCGCAGACAACGCGCTCGCCCGCGAGAGCGTGGAAGCTCAGCGCGAGAACCGCCATCAGTGTAGCTACGAAAATGGTTCTCATATTAGCCTCGCTGCTCCAGTCGTTGCGCCTGCGTCATTTGGTTCTTCTCTGCGTTGATTTCCTGCCTACCATCGGGGCCCTTCGAACCACCCTGCTTCGACTGTACCATACTTTCCTGGCTCATCTGCAAGACCTTTTGCTGGTCGACGCTCATTCCTAACGCCTGCGGTCCGAAAATCTGCGCCAGTGCCAGCCGCTTCTTGTACGGGACCTGCTTATCCCAGACCGAGAGCCGCTCGAAGATGCGGTTCTTCAGCTCGTCGTACATCTTCGGGTAAACGGCCTGCATGGCATCCACGTGCTCCTGAGTTAGCACGCCTTTTCCCATCATTTCAAGCACTTTCAGCGGTTGCTGCACTGCGTCAATGCTCCGTTGCCACGTCTCGAGTTCCGCCTTGCTGGGCTTCCATGGCGTTTTCAGGAACTCGGGCATCGCCCCGTTGGGGTCCTTCGGAGCCTTCTCGTCGAGGTACTGCGCGCCACGAAGCATCGCCTGGACGGTCATTCCCACGGTGTGCGGAGCCATGGCGAGGAGCTTCGGGTCGACCTGCTCGAACGCCTTGGACGGGTCGCGGAGCATGTCCTTGAGCAGGGCCGATGTCTTCTCGTAGTCAGGCAGCTTGCCCAGGTTGACACCCGAGGAGCGCCCAGGCTTCGCGCCCACGAGCCCGTCGACAGCCGAGTCCATAGTCGCGTCCACGAGTGCCGTCTCGGACTGGATGGCATGGTACGCGGCCAGCTTCTCGCTCGTGGCCGACAACTCCTCGGATGTCTCGGGGGACATGCCCAGCGAGGCCATGTACTCGGGACCCTGAGGACCGTTCGCGAGCCGGAAGTGCTCCGCAAGAAGGTCCTCGGTGCCACGTGCAGCAGCCTGCTCGAGCAGCACCCGCGAGCCGGGGACGATGAGGTCGGTAGCGCCCGTGCTGATTCGCTTCATCAGGTTCGCAGCGGTGCCGTTGAGCAGGTTGCCTTCCGAGAGGGAGCGGAGCGCCGAGCCCATGAACAGACCGCCACGCCGAGCGAGGAAGTGTTCGCCTACGCCACGTGCAACGCCTCTGGCAGCACCCCCGAGGGGGTCACCTCCGTAGAGGCTCCCATAGAACGCGCCTTCAATGCCTCGCTGCCCAACCGACCTCATCTTGTCAACGTTGTAGACGTTCCGCTCGAACATGTCCTTGAAGCTGGTACCTGCTGCGTACTCGCGGGATGCGGCCTCCATAGCCGCGCGCTGACCGGGGTTGGCCATTTCCGCCGCTTCCATGGCCGACTCGCGAATGACACGACGCACGCCCGAGGCGAGTTCCTTGCCCACGTTCGGGCTGGCCGCACCCAGCTCGTTGTACAGGTCGGACTGCCACCGCCACATGTCGCCCCACGTCTTCGGGACGTTGCCCTTCGGTGCAACACCGGGGGACGCACCGGCCATCACTTCGGCAACGGACGGGGGCGGCCCACTACCACGAAGGTCGTCGATTTTCGCCAGCACGCCTCGAAGCTGGGTGTCGTAGGCGGGATTCGCGCCGTACTCTTTGCGCAGGACCGTCTCAATTCGGCGAAGCACCACGTCCCGGCTGTCGTCCGTGAGCGGGTTGACTTGCTGAAGCCGCTCGACCTGGTCACCGATTTTCTTGCCCGACTTGGCGAGTTCCTGCTCGAGCTTGCCCAGCGATTCGGCATCGAAAGCGGAGGTGACCTTGCCTATAAGGCCCCGATTGCGTCCGTATGCAAGGATGTTGTCCATGTAGGGAGCGGTGCGAGCGATTTCCTCGGGCGATGCACCCTGCAGGAGCGCGCGCCGTTCCGCCTCGTCCGCGAGCCCACCCAACTTCGCACCGAGCGCCGAAGCACCGGTCTTCTTGACGACCGCGCTCACGGCATTTCCCACGCCCTTGAACGCGACGCCCAGCCCCGCACCCATGAGGGCACCCGAAGCCCCACCCATCGCGAGCTTCTCGGCAGTAATGTCCCGGTTCTCGAGTACGGACTCGTCGATGACGGAGCCCAGCCCCGCGAGCCCGCCCTCGACGGCAAGCCCCTTTACACCGCCTCCTACGAGCCCCGAGACACCGCCCGTGAGCAGACCCACGCCAGCAGCACCCGCGAACTGGGTAGCGAGGTTGACGTTGGGGTTTTCCTGCTTGCGGAGGCGCATCTCCTCGGCAACCTGTTCGTTGGTCTTGCCCGAGAGCGTAGCTTCTACGTTACGCACGAGCGGGGTCGCGAAGCCAAGGGACGCGCCTTCGAGCACACCCTCAACGGCGGCCTGACCGGTCTGCTCACCCGCCAACTCCTTGGGCGTAGGCTCACGCAGGGTATAGCCCTTCTTGAGCGCAGCCTGCAGCTGGTCATCAGGGATGGACCCCGCAACACCAGCCGGTGAAAGGACCCAGGCCATTACTCGGCCTCCGTGAAGTCGATGCCATCGCCCTCGGGCGTCTGCTCGCCTACGTTCTGACCCATCTCGCTGCCGGTCTCCTGAATAGAGTTGCGAGTAGCCTCGAGCATGCGCTTGAGCGCCGCCATAGCACCCGGCTTCTTGAGAGCGCTCAGTCCGGGAGACGCCTGGATTTCATCGAGCCATTTCTGGTCCGAGTTGTTGATGACGGAGCGGTCGATACCTGCGAAGATGGAGCGGTTCAGGAACGCGGCCTGTACTTCTCGGTTGCTGGCGTCGGTACCGGGGAACATCTTCGTGACTTGGTCGTAGATTGCGCCACCCAACTTGCCGCTACCGATGGCCTTATCAAGCTCGGGAAGGAGCTTCAGCCCCGCGCGAGCACGCGCCAGCTGCCCTTGCTCTGCAGGAGGGAGCTTGCCTTGTTTGCCTCCGCCCGCAGCCTTTGCGGCAGCCTTCTGTTGTGCTATGGCAATCTGCGCCCAGCCCTGAGCGTCTTGCATTGAACGGTGCGCATCCATCTTCGCGTCTTCGAAGTACTTGTGTGTGTTCTCTGCCAGCTTCATGCCCAGTTCGCCACGCATCTTGAGAATCTGCTGCTGAATCACTGGGTCACTTGCTGCAGCCTGCTTCTGCATCAGCTCGAGCTGCTGGTCCGCGCGCGCCCACATCGCGTTCTTCGCAGCGTCGATGGCGGCCACGTCCGAGAGCCCCTTCTCTTTCGCCATCTGGATGAGGTTCTCCTGAATGCCGACCGCACGACCCAGCGAACGCTCCTTGTTCGCAAGGTCCGCCTGCTGCGCCTTGATGTCCTGCTCCACGAGCCCGTCGAGGCGCTGCAGCCACTGCATGCCCTGACCGGTGAAGCCGTAGAGCGCACCTGCGATGACGGCCATGGCCTTCTGCCCGGAGTCCTTGTTCGCCCAGTACCGACCCGGGTCAATTTTCGCGTTACCTGCGTCGAGGACCTGCTGCTGAAGTTCCTGCAACCCCCGCTGCCGGTTCTCCATCACCTCAGCGGCGGCCTTCGTAGCAACGTCCCGGCGAATCTGGAACTCGAGGGACTTGTCCATCGCTTCCTGCTGAATTATTGCGGCTTCCTTCGCGGCCTTGGCCTTGTTCTGGACGTCCAGAATACCCGCCATCTCTTGGTCGGATGCAGCCTTGTTGTAAATGCCGAGCGACGGGTCGTTGATGGTCGGAGCCGTGCCTCCGGTTCTCACCTTCGCTGATACGGAAGTGCTACCGCCTGTAGGCGGAGGCTCAGGGGGGCGCGCGAGCATCCCGGGGCCCGAAGGTGCAGGGCTGGTTCCCAGCCCCGGAAGTGGCTGACCGGGAACAGGAGTACCGAGCGTCGGGTCGACAAGAGGAGTCACGCCCCGCTCGACTCGCTGCCCTGTGTCCGGAGGAAATGGCTGGTCGAGGTAGGGCATGTTCTCCTGAAGAAGCTCCCGCCCCTGCGCCTCACGAGCGTCGCTGATGCGCTTTGACTGCTCCGACACCATGTCACTGAAGACGCCCGCGCCCTTCTTCACTGTGTCCCAAAAACCCGGACCCTGGTCACGCGCGGCCTCTTCGGCAACAATCTTGTCCGCCTCTTCGGGCGTGACCGAGCGCGTAGGCATACGCTCGAAACCATCGCCGAACTTCTCGCCCTCGGGCTGGGACTCGCGCTTCGCGTCTTGCTCCTTCTGCCATTGCTTCGCTCGAGGGGTGTCCGAGACGTCATCCCCTGCCGCGTTGAAGACAGGCTTGCCCCACTTCTGATGGTACGTCTCCTTCTCCGCGTCGGTCAGCTTCCCGTCCGCGTAGTCGCGTGACCATTGCTTCTTCGTCTCGGGGTCGTCCGATGGCGGAACCTGCGTTACGGGACCCTTCTGCAGGTCCTTCTGAACTTCCTCGGGCGTGGCCTTCTGCACCGAGCCGTCGTCGATGACTTCCTTCACCGCGTCCTTGATATGCTCAACGAGAGGCTTCTTGGTCTTCTCTTTGGCGGCGTCGATGTCCTTTTGCTTGTCTTCAGGAGTAGCGACGCGCGACTTGTCACGCCTCGCCAAAGCTTCTTGTACGGCCTGAACAATCTCGAAGTAGTTCTCTTTGGCCATGTTACCCGCCTCCCGCTGCAGCCTTGATTGCGTTAAAGCCCATCTCAACCTCTGCGAGCAGGTCCTTGTCCGTCTGCTTGCTGCCTCGCCGCAGGAGCTTCGCGTTCTCGAGCTGCTGGCGCAAGGCGGCCGCGTTCATCTGGCTCCCCTGCTGTGCGTAAAACTGCCGAGCGGCATCATCCAACGACCGAGCCTGCAGCGCTGCCTGCCCCTGGTTCTGCGCGCTCTGGAGGTCACGCCCGCGCAGCCCAGTAGCGAGCCCGCCGAGCCCCTGCTGAGAACGCATCTGTTCAGCGAGTACGGCCTGACCCACGTCCGAGCCTAGCCCGCCAGCACCCTGCGCAGCCATGCGATTCACTGCCCCGCCACCTCGAGCAGCGAGTGCGGCCTGTAGGTTCGCGCCCTGAGCGCCGCCGCCCTGTATCGCGGCAATGGATGGACCCGCGCGCTGAGCCTGCATCTGCTGGTAGAGCGCCATCTGAGCACCACGAGACTGGTCAGCGGTCGCGTTGTTGTAAGGATTCGAGCGAGGAGGGGCGTTGAGCATCCCCTTGGCCTTCTGCTCCCAGTACGGGTCGACGTTCGTTCCGCTCGGAAATCTGTAGTTCGGGTCAAGGTTGTTGAATATCCCACCCGGAGCCTGTCTGCTGATATTTCCGGACGTCATTTCCCGGATAAGCGCCGGGTTGACCAGCCCACCCGTGAGGATGGAAGTAGGCAAGTCGTACCACTCACCCGGGGTCTTGACGTACGGCGTATTCCCTGCCGTATCTCTAGGGGTGTCGTTAATTGGCATAGTAGCTCACTTGTCCCAGTCGGGGACGATTGAATCCTTCCCGTCGACCTGTCGGTACTTGGGACCGCTGTTCCAGTCGAAGTTGCTCAGTGTACCAATGGCCCCAGCACCAGCCCCCATGCCCTTGTTGAACCAGTCCTTGGAGATGTCATCTGACTCGAGGTCGTAACCGGCCTGCATTAGGTTGGTGTCGTGCTGCAACTGGGTTGCGCCGAGTTCCTGAGCAGCACCCTGTCCCATCATGAACTGGTTGTGTGCGTCCTGCAATGCCTGACCACGTAGCGCCATCTGTGACTGGTCGTTCGCCTGCGTGATGTCCTGCCCCTGCTGCTGAGCGAGCATCTGAGCCAGCATTGCCTGCGCAGCCTGCTGCTCCTGAAGCTTGAGGACGTTCGCCTGACCCGGAAGTTGCGCACCAACACGACCAGCCATCTGGTTCGCTGCACGCATGTCACCGCCACGCTGACCGGAGGCAAGGGCGTACTGGCTCTGCTGACCCATCCGGTTCTGTCCTTGAAGCTCCTGCTGGGCCCGCGAGTTCATGTTCCCAGCAGCCTGGGTCTGCAGGTCTTGAATCGTCTGCTCCTGAAGACGTCGAGCCTCGGCCTGCTGGCGGTCCTGGTAGTTAGGAAGGTTCCCGTAGTTTCCGAACTGGTTGCGGAAGTAGTCCTGCCAGTAAGTATCCTGCTTCACTAGCGGCGGAGGGGCGGAGTAGGGAGCAGGGGTGTTGTTTGCGCTGTAACGAGAGCCCCTGACCTGAGCAGCAGTGATTTCGTCTGCTGTTGCATCTCGAGCGTGTCTCGTAGCCCCAGCAACAGGCCCGTCGTCTGTCATGCCTCTGTTGATGTCGGCCATGTCAAATCACCGTCCCGTTCTTGAAGATACCAGACTTTACACCGACTTCAAGTGTCAGCCCGCTGATTCTGAACCTGCCCGCGACGCCCGTCCCCTTCCACTGAATCTTGAACTTCATGGCCGAGCACTTCTGCCTCGACAGGTGGTGCCGCAGTACGTAATTCGGGCCCTGGAAGACGAGTGGGCTCGCCACGCTTCTGATTTCGTCTGTGTACGTCGGCACGTAATCAATTGCCGTGGCGACGGTCAGATTTCCGTCCTGATTCCCGCCCGTTGTGTCCTTGATGAGCAGCCCCATCCTGTAGACTCTCTGGTACCCGAGTAGGTTCGCCAGTTGGACCCAGTTCGTCTCGAGAAGCGCCTGTGCTTCTGTCTCACCGCCATCAAGGTACGCGGCCTCGTCGTAGTAGAACGCGGCAGGAGTGCTCTCGAATCGGTAGAAGCGCCCAAGTGCGTAGACAGCGTCCACAGCCGCGAAGTTGGTGAACTTGCTCCATTGCTGGTACTTAGAATCCCAGATGTGAGCGTACGAGCCATCAAAGAACCACACCAGGTTCTTCGCGTCGCCTGCCACGAAAACGCAGTTTCCGCTCACAAGTTCGTCGATTTCAGGGCCGACCTGAGCCAGCCCTCCGCCTCTGGCAAGCAGCCGGATGCCTCGAGTGGACTGGAACCAGACCCCCTCGGGTCCCAGCCCGATTGAACGTGGAGCATCCCAATCGGCACCCAGCTCGCTCACCAGAGTCTCGATGTTCCCGTACTCGCCCGCTCCAGTATCATCGGGGCCCTGTCCGAACATCATGCCCACACGATGCTCGCCCAGAACAGCGAGTTTGCCGTCCATCTCCTGCGCCCCAACTGCGCGTCCGAAGCTGTTGGGGAGGCGCTTCTTGAACGTCGTATCTTGCATCGACACGAACTCGGGGGCGTACCCCTGTGCGAGAGCCTTGGAGTAGAAGATGTAGGACCCGTCCTCAACACCGGACACTACAAGACGGTCCTGGAACTGCGTGATATGTCGACACGCGGGCATCACGTAGGTGGGGGCTGCGCTCAGGTTCAGAGGCTCGCTGCGCAGAAGGTCCGTGTCGTCGTCTACAAACACATCTGCGGACGTGGTCGCCAGGTACGCGGTGGTGTTCGTCGAAGAAGCCTGGTTCACGGTCCGGTACATCAGCAACCGGCGACGGGACATCTCCTTCGTGGAGAACGGACGTACAACAGGAAACTCGATGTACTGGTTGGACCCAGTCATCGTGAACGTGTACGCCAGCGATGGGGCGCTCTCGTGCCAGTTCCCGGCTGAATCGGTCCACGCTTCCGTGAAGTAGACGGTGTATGAGCCCAGGAGTGCGAACGGCCCGTAGCAGAAAGTACCACCCGTAGACGACACCGTCTGTGTAGCTGCAGCATTCACTTCGGGGGGGTGATGAAACCCCTCCTCCGCGATTCCAACACCGTCGTTAACTTGAGGACACGCGCCAGCGAGGACCGTGATTCCGTTCACTTCGGCGTAGCCCAGTTGCGAGCCAAAGTCGAAGTGTGCTCGAGCAGCGCAGATGCCGGTGTCGTCCGTGATTCCGGCGAATAGCAAGTCCTGCTCTTCCTTCAAGTAGACAGTGTAGAACGTGCTCCCCGAGCTAAACGTCCCAGGTATTCTCTGTCTGCTGTGAGCAAGAAGGTCCCCGGAGACGAAAGTCGCCGCTGCCTTGCCTGGAGAAAGCCGCGCAACACAGTGGGGGTATGGTACCGTGTAGCCCGGGTCCACGTTGATGACGAAGTAGGTGTCGTTGCTTCCGTAGACCGTGTCACCGCTACCCGCGTACTCCGCACTCAGATGGAGCAACGGGAGGTAGAACTGGTTGTTAATGATGCTGATTTCGCCAGCAATGATGCTGTTGGTGAAGTAGTAGGACGGACCGCCTGCGGTCGTAAGGTCGATGTCGAGGCGATACACGTACTGCATGAGTTTCGTGTCAGAGGACGTGGAGTGCACGTCAACTGCCACTACAAAATTCCCGTAGTCCTCGGTGGTGTCCTCAGTGGCCGTCACGCGTCCAATCGAGTAGCTGCTTGACAGCACCGTCACCTCGGACCCTGCAACGCCCGCGAAAGTAACGCGCCTGCCACGAAGGCTGGTCGAGCCGCCGTACAGGTAGACAACGTCTGGGAGCGTACCGTCCGTAGGGGCAATTGCGTGTACCGCGAGCGAGCGGGGCGTGACCCCCGGGGTCGTAGCAACGGCTGTCGTCCAGAGCCCTCCAATCAAGTCCGTCAGCACCGAACGCACGATTCCTGAGCCTGCTGAGACAGCGGCCACTGCAAAGTACTGCTCAGGGGCGCTGTCTTCGTACATCTTCGACACATCAAACAGTGGGTCTGACGCAGTAGAGGTCCCTGTCACCGTAAGGACCGTAGACTGAGCAGACGCTGCCGAGTTGCCGTTCTTGTTGATGTACCTCGTGCAGACAAGAAAGTCGTTCGACGCGGAGGCGCGACGAGCGTAGAATACGTGATAGTAGTCAGCTGAGGCGCGTACTCGGGGTTTCTCGTAGAAGTACGTGTCATCCGCGACCGTCTCGCTCCACAGCACTTTGTCGGTCGTGACATCACGCACAGAAATACGGACACCGGGCAGGTTTCCGCCGCTCTGTTCTTCGGAGACGATGCAGTACGTATTTGAGCTGTTCACGCCCTCGTCCGCGCTGTACGCGACATCGACGCACCGAAGCGACAGCGGGATGTTCTGAACACGCGACGTCTCGACAGACGTGCGACGGAGGTAGTCCAGCGGAGGGAGAGTACTCGTATCGTAGACAGGAGCCTTCATTTGCACATCGTTGGAAGCTCCGCTGCGCGCCAGGTGGTAATGCCTCCCGAGATTCGTCTCAACAACAGGGGCGCCGCCGTGGGTGTACGCTCGAGTGATTTCATCCGTGAGCGCGGGCGGTAGTGTGACTTCGGTCTGTCCCCCGCGTAGGACCACAGTGTCCTTGTCATCGAACAGCGCATTCTCCAGTCGGTACAGCTTCGACGCAGGGGCCGTGTTGTCGTCCGAGCGACGGTCGACGCCGCCGTGAAACGGAATCGGGATGTTGACTTTCTGGATTGCCATCACGCCGCCTCGAAAGTGAATTCCATGCTTACGTACTGAAACCAGTTTACGTCCTGCGCGGCCGCTACTTGAACCGCACCAACTGAGTTTACGTCAAGGCGCACTCCCTGATTCGCACCTATCTGCCACGTCATGAACGTATTTGCTGGCCTGTAGCCTTCCGGAAACTGAAAGATGGTGACGGGCAGCGTTATGGTGCTCCCCCTCTTACAAAGCCCCCTCACATGCACCACGCCAAAGCTATCCTTGCGGTACTGTACCTTGCCCCACCCGTTCCCGAAGTCCTGGAAGCTGTTCTGGTACGTGACATCCTTCCACTTCTCTCGCACTGTCAAGAACTTGTAGATGTCCTTGACAGCGACGTACAGCTTCTCGATGGCCAAGTTGGTCACCGAGTCTTTCACCGGTACGCGCTGAGGTTGGGTGATTTGTGGCATCTAGACTCCTAATAGAGCCAGTCAAAATCCGCTATATCGAGGTCGACCACCTGCTTGGGCGCAGCGAGGTCACGCTCCATCTTGAACTTGTCCAGGTCCGCCTCTTCCTTCTCGAGCACCGCCATCAGTGCGGAAGGTGATGACTCCTCCTTGATGGTCGCCTGGATAGCAGCGTACAGTACCACGTATCGCTCCCAGCCGTTGGGGAAATTGCAGGTGTCGGAACCGCTTGACAGCAAGGTGAACACGGGAGCGTACAGAATCGCCCCGGTGAGACCACCCGAGGGCACGGGGTAGAGACGCAGATTCGAGCCCACGAGCGAGTACCGAGGCGCACGATTCATGCCAAGCTGGTCGTCCCGGTAAGCGCCTCGCTCCGCGCGCATGTACGGGCGAAGGGCCTTGTTGACGCCACCCACGTTCAGGTCGACCCCATACAGCTTCAGAAACGTTGTCGGGAGCGCGTAGTCGCTCTGGCCGGCAACGGTCGTGAACGCGGTGGACGAAGAGACGTACTCCTCACCCATCGCGTCCACGAGCTTCTCGTGCAGTCTTTGGGCCCCTTCGTTAATCCATGCCGTAAGCTCGGCATCGGTAACGAAGGATGTGGTAGGCATGTCCGCGCGCGAGCGGGTCCTCGAAATCAAGGTAGTCAAGCTGACGGCGGCCATGTGCTACCTCTTAGCGTGCAGGCAGTGCGGCAGTATCGCCGAGTGTAATCTCCATCAGCAACGTAGCGGTCGTCGGCAGGTCGGCTGCAGTCCCGCCCTTGAACACCTGAATCGCGATGGTGTTGCCGGTGGCGAGGTCAGCAGTAGGGACGACGGTCCAGTCATCAACGGTCCCGGTATCGATGACCGAGTACGCGAACATGAGCAGGGACTTGAACTTGCGGTCCAGTGTGATGGTATGGATACCTGCGCCACCGCCACGCACGATGGACGCAACACCCTTGACGCCCGTAAGGTCTGAGGTAGCCGCACCCACACCCTTAGCGTACACCTTCGAAACGGAGCCGAGGTTGCTGGTGGTGCTGCACCTGTAAAGCTGTTTGATGGTCATGATGAATCTCCTTGAAGGTGAAGTGAGGTCCCTGCCCCAATGACAGGGACCTCAGAGTTCATCAGGTGGGCAGCGTCGCGACCATGTTCTTGCTGGGCGCGTAGCAGACCACGTTCCCGTACACCGACATCCGGCCCTCGAACGCGTCGGCACGGTACTCGCGAGCGAGGCGCGAGCCGTCCATGTCGGCGGTGTTCACGAGGTCGCCGAGGTGCTTGAACGCCCAGGTGTCCATCTGGAGCAGGCGAGCGTAGCCGACAGGCGCGTTCAGGTCCGCGTAGAGCTTGACGATGCCCTTAGGACCACGAACCTTCATCGACTCGAAGCCGACATCGCCGACCTGCGAGTACTCGGTCTCGACGCGCGAACCGACCGCAAGCTTCAGGTTCTTCTCGTCGGTGAACGAGGTGAAGATGTGGCTGGGGCTCGAGCCCTCACGCGCCAGAGCCGCAAGCGCAGTGATGTAGCCTTCCTCAGGCTGCAGGCTCGAGATGTCGAGGCGCTGACCTGCGAGACGAGTCACGTCGCGCGAACGATCAACACCGAAGAACGACTCACCTGCCGAGGGCGCGGTGACGGGGTTCCAGGCATCGAGCCCCGCCAGCTTGAGCAGTGCGGAGTTCGCGGGGGCCGAGCCCGTATCGCGGTCGCCGACGTGGAAGAACCAGTCACCTGCCGCGATGCCTGCAACGCCCGCGTCGATGATGAAGGTTCCTGCCGAGCGGTCAACCGACAGCACGGTCATCGTCGAGCCTGCGCGGATTGCACCGGTCTTCGTGGTGTCAGAGACCATCAGCTGGTGACCGACCTCGAAGTTGGTGATTGCTTCACCGACCGTCACGAGACGTGAGTTCGCGTAGGCAGTGCCACCGATGGTGCGGTTGGTCGCGCCGCCAATGGAGTTAATAGCACCCAGCCCGCCAAGACCGTCACCGTAGACGCTCTGACCGAGCGTGCGGTTGAGGTTGTTCAGGGCCGAGTCAACTTCGGTCGACAGGGTACGGATGAGCGAGCCCTTGTCGTCGCGACCGGCCAGAATCGCCTCCTGCGAGAGCGTGTAAATCTGGTATTCCTTGCGTCGGGTCACGATGAACTGCACGCCGAGCGTGAAGCCGTTGTCCGTACCGGAGGCCCCGTTCGAGCCCGCGCGCCCCTGAGCGGTAGCGAAGTCAACCGACCGTGCCAGCGAGTCACGGTAACGAACGCCGTGGATGTGGCTCGAGCCCGTGAATCCACCCTCCTTCCGCATCATGGCAAAGAGGGGGTTGTCCTTGTAAACCGCGTTCTCAAGTTCCCGGTTCGTGTAGACCGTCTTGAGGGCGTAAGCAATCGTAGTGGTAGAAACTGACATGTGGGTTCACCGAGTGTGTTCCGGTGAGCCCAGTGGGTCACCGAAGGTCAAATTGAGGGTCTGCAAGAAGGGCGGCAATCCGCTCTTCACGGGTTTTAGGAGTCGGACGCACTGCGGCAGGTGCCGTAGTGTTGGTGTTCGTCAGCGTCCGGTGCTCGGTCCCGGGTGCAGCCCGCTCGGTGGGCTCTTCGGCCTTGACACTGGCAGCGGCTTGTGCAGGTGTCAAGACCTTTTTCCATTTTTCCGCTTGCTGCTTCAGATTCTCTTCTACCAGTTCCGCTGCCATCGTAACCGACTCTTCGAACGAGTCAGCAGGCAAACGCCCGTTCTCCCGGTGGAACTGACCGATGATGCCAAGAACTTCGCTGTAGTTCTCCATGGTTGAGAGGTACTGGAACTTCGGGTTGCCTTTGATGATTTTGCTCACCCCTCCCGTAAGTTGCTCGTTCCGCTCCTTCTCCTCGCGCTCTGCGACGCGCTGCAGCATCGCCTCAGCCTTCTCGAGCCGCTGCATAATCTCGGAGGGGACTTCTTTCTCGGAGGAGACAGGCGGGGGCTTCTTGGCCTCGGGAGGCATCTTCAGGACGTGCTCGGTGACGTCCCCCGCCGTGAAGCCCAGAGTAGCCAAAATGGCCACCGGGTCGCGCTCCTTGAGCGCACGCGTGAGGCCCGCAATCTTCTCGGTGGGCAGCACCTTGAGCGCTTCCAGATACGGAGCAACAGCCTCCTTCTCCTTGCGGAACTCGGCGGCTTGCTTCGCCAACTTCGTCAGTGCCGGAGGCTCGGGCGGGGCGGCTGGGGGCGGGGCCTCGGTCTTCACATCAGGCGCAGGCGTCTCGGTAGCGGTATCGGCTTTAACGATACCTTCCTTGGCCAGCTCTGCCTTGAACGCGGCTTCAAACTGCTGCTCGCGGGTCAGCGGGGCTGCAGCCTGGGGTGCTTCGGGAGCGGGGGTCGTCTCTGTGGTCATTTCACATTCCTACGACAGGAGGGGTCATGGGTTGGATTGGGGCAGCGGCGTTCACGTTTATGTCCCCGCCGACCTGGGCCCCGGCTGGACCCGGCGCGGGAGCACCTGCTGGCATCCCTGGCATTGGGCCACCCGGAGGCGCAGGGGGCGGAGGCGGGGCAGTGAGCTGGACCTTCTTCGCGGTCGCGTTGCCGATAAGCACACGCAGCAGCGAGAGCCGGTTCTCGTCGCAGCCGTTGTGCCGAGCGTACAGGTACGCGGCGTTGGCGCGAGAGATAATCATGTCCAGGTTCTGGTACGGCTCGAGGGGCTGAACCTCGGGATTCTCGGCATCGAGGATGGCGCTGATGGTTGCGTCTGCGTCGTCGATGATGGCGTTCTCGAGGTTCGTCTCCGCCTCGATGTCCGGGAACTCGAGCAGGCGCTTGGCAACAGGGGGCTGGATAAACCCATCCTGCAGCATTTCCTTGACTTTCGCGTAACGTGCGGCGGGGGTCTGCGGAAGGCTTGACGTGGGGAAAATCTGCATTACGTACGAGTCGCGGTCGAGGTCGATTTCAGCCCAGTCAATCATCGTGACACTGCGTCGACCGGGTACCTTCACCTCGTAGCCCTTCGCGTTGTACTGGGTCGAGATGAGGTCGATAGCCAGCTCCGCGAACTCCATGAAGAACTGCTCCCACGCCTGATGCACGAGCGCGAACCGCTCGGACTCGATGTCGCTGTACTCGCGCAGGGCTACGGCAGCGTCGAGCCCCGAGGGCTTCTTGGCTGCAGCGGACATCTCGCTCAAGCCGATTTCCTGGAGCGCGGCCTGCTTGAGCGCGGCAATCTGGTTGAACTCCTCGGGAGCCACGGCGTTGCCGTTGTCGACGATGGGAGCTTGCCCCACGTACGGGATGATGTCGCCGATTCCGTTCGTGAAGTTGGCGGGGTTAATCTTGCTGCCCATCTGCACGAAGACACGTCCGCGTCCCTTGCGACGGAGCTGCTCACTCACGGAGCGCACCAGCCGGTTCAACTCCATCTGGATGCCCGCAACGCTCTCGGTGACGCCCTTGCCCCAGAATCCGGTCGTGCGCTTCTTGTAGCGGAAAACGACGAACGGGAATTTGTCGAGTTTCCACTGCTCCTCGAACAGTACGCAGTTGTTGATGGAGATGACGTGCTTGCCGTCCTTGGACTTCTTGCTCGAAGGCAGGTGCCACGCTTCCCAGACCTCGAGTTGGTTGGCCTCGACCTCGATGGTCGCGTTGAAGTTCTTGGACTCGTCCTTCCCGCAGGTGACGATGGCTTCGGTGTGTTCCGGGAACATCGCGCAGAGCACGTCACGCGAGACGACCTTGCGACGCAGCATCTGCTGAGGCTTGGCGTAGCGTCCATCAGCGTCATCGACGAAGATTTCAGAGGGGAGAACGCGCTCGCACTCGAGGCGCTTGTCTTCGGCACGGTACAGGTAGAGAAACCCGGTGCCGAATTCGCAGCCGTCGATGAAGACCTGGGGACTCTTGACGTACGCCTTCGTCTCGTAGAGAACGCCCTTCATCCACTTGTCGAGCCGACGCGCCTTGATTTGCTGGTCCCAGTTCCCGCCGCTCGTGATGAACGTCGGGCGGGGCCGGTTCTTGGCAATCTTCGCGGCCAGGGTATCAATCGCCATAGCCACGACATTGTAACTACAGTTACCACCGCCCAGCACGGCCTGGCGCAGTAGCGCGGTACTGAAATCGGTACCGGACAAGGAATCCAGCTCGGTGTTCTCGTAGAGCCGCGCCCACTTAACATCTGTCATACGACGTGTGCTGGACTTATCGTAGAGCGCAGTGCCTGTCATCATCACGGCGTTTGCGAGTTCGTCACCAGTCTCCTCCCACCACCGTTTGGAAACGGAGGCACCCTTGTACTTCTCCGCCTCCTCACGAGATTTGAACGTTCTGACGTGCCTGTAGTCACTGGCCATGTTCAATCCTTAGGTGCATCGAACACCGCACCGTACATTTCGAGTTGCTCGGCGGCAGTCAAGCCGTCACTGCCTACCTTCGCAATATCCGGCTCTTCGCGCAAGAGGGGGGTTGACAATGGTTGCGCTTCGGTGGGTGGTACGTGAGCGAGGTCTATGACGATTTCCACCGACCCCAAACCGCCGAAAGGCCCCTTGAACACGGAGACACCGCGAGCGCGCAGGCCTTCAACGAGAGCGAAAATCATGTCTTGCGTCGGATTCATTCGTCGGTTCCTAGGTCAGAGGGCTCGCCAGAGAGGTGAGACTGTATGTAGTTCGCGATAGCGAGGGCCTCGGCGGCTGTGATATCGCACTTCAGATTGTTCGCCTTCCACGATATGACACGAACGTTTCCCTTGATGTAGCCCTTGGTTGAGTCAACACGGTCGAGCGATGGGAGGTTAGCGGCGCGCCCCCAGGCATTTCGGTCGAGCTGGATTCCCAGCACAGGGCAGAATTCGGGGATGACGATGTCCTCAAGAGTGATGTTGTGCTCCATACCGCTAGCTCGCGCGGAGGTGCGAGACTTGCTCAACAGGACACGCTCCCGGTTCCTCTTTACGTAGTCTACTGCTGCCTCTCTATTTGATGCGTAGCGGGCCTTCTTCCTTGCAGCCAGTACTGTGCTGTTCTTGGCGCGGTATGCTTTCAGGTACTCGTTCCTTTTTGCCTTCTGCTCTGCAGTCGTGGCAGTACTCACCAGTCCTCCAAGTCGTCCTGTGGGCCCCACCCATCATCGTTCTTCTGCCCATCTTGTGCAACCAGCCGCTCTATTGTCTCACGTTCGTGGCGTTCTGCCAACGTCTCCGATGGTCCTTCAGGCGCGAAGTCTAGGTAGTTCAGCGCTCTTCTCCAGGCGTACAGGTGACTGTCACATAGATGGTTGTCGAACCTTCCGTCCTCGCCCGGAGGCTTCCCGCTATCGGGATCCCAATCTGGATCCTTAGGTAATGCTGCCAGCTCCGCTGCGTACTCTCCGCCCTCGATGACCTTGAGTCGCGCGGAAAGGAAATCATCATTCATCAACCGCACATGCTCGAGCTTCTCGCTCTTCTTGGCGGCCTCGAACACCTGCTGCGTACGACGCATGACCTCCTCAACGTACATCAAGCCGCCGCCTCCCGTGTCCGCAACTTTCGCGATGAAAGAAAACCCTGCTCTCTCCCATCGCTCAATCTGCTCAACGACCTCGGTCGCGCTTGCCTGCGGCTTCTTCCACTCCGCGGCCTGGAACAGCTCGCGGTGCTCTGGATGCCAGCCCCAGACCCCTAGTGCCATTGAGTCCCGACTCCCAAGATCCCATCCGAGCACGTGTTTCCATCCCGGTCCCCATGGCTGGAACTCGGAAATGCGATACGTGTTTCGAGCGTCGTTGAACTTGTAGAAGAGGACGCCATCATCCTTCACCCACTTGCCAAGGTACTCGCGCACGTACGTGGGAGAGTCAATGGTCCAACCTCTCTTAGTTCGCAGACGCTCGAGTTCTTCCTTCGCGTGTGGCAGGTGGGGGTTGTCAAGGAGGCTCCAGCGATGACAGGACCAGCCTGCACCTAGGACTTCCTTCTCCTGCCCGTTCCCTGTACCGACGAGCATCCCTGTACTGCCCCATCGGTCTAGGTCGCTCCCACCTGTCACCCAATACCAATAGCCGCTCGGTACGGGACCTGCCGTTCCTTCAAGACACATCGTCCCCTGAAGGTCGAAGAGGCACGGCTCAGCCACGTCCTCAACGAGCTGCCGCAGGAACGGGCCGAAGAGCTGGGCCTCGAGAACGACCTCCATGATGGTCTTGTCACCGCGCTTCTTCTGGACCTCCTTGTCCTTATCGGCACCCAGGAGGCGAATCTCGGAACCGTTCTCGAAGCGCAAGGTTAGCTCCGTCTCGTGGAGCTTGACCTTGATGCGATGACGCGCGGCCACGTCGAGGAACTCCTGCCAGAGAAGTTGCTTGGTGCGCAGTCGGCTGATGCCCCAGATACGCACGAGCGACTTGGGATGCAGCAGCGCGGTCATGGTGCAGTAGCGTGACCACATCGAGGTCTTGCCCGCGCGGCGGGTGCAGAGCGCGGCCTTGTTCCGGGAAGTATCGTCGATGAAGGCAAGCTGCTTGTCGAACAGCTCCCTGCGGATGTTCTCGACGACGCCCGTAGCCTGGACCTTAGAACTGGTCCGGCGAAGGAACTCCTCGAGTGCTTTCTCCGCAGGGGTAGCCATTCATTCCTCCGAGAGCAGCGCCCAGACAAGCACGGCTGCCCAGATGCACCAGAGCAGTTTCACTTCTTGGCTTTCTCGACGATGGGCTCGACGATGGGCTCG